TATATTTGATGAAGTATTAGATGGCAGTCTAGATGATACTGCCACAGAATATTTCCTAAATATTTTGAAGAATCTAGGTAAGAATACAAATGTATTTGTAATTTCCCATAAATCAAAAGAAATATTACAAGACAAATTTGTAGATCATATAACATTTGTAAAGAAAAATAATTTTACTAAACTAACTTGACAAGAAAACTATAAAGACTACAATATACATCATGGCAAAGCGATACCTAACAGTCCCTAAAGGTGAAAATGCATATGTGGCAATTTATGGTAGAGAGCCACTTTTAACCGTAGCAGATTACCCAGATGCTGCAGCCAGAGAAACAGCAATTAATTCTGCTCTAAATTGGTATAGAAACAATTCTTCAAAGAAAGATTTGAAGAAGTATTCTATAGAGTATGCAAAGAAAAATTCGTACTCAAAAGAACAAATTGAAAAGTTGGAAAATGAACAATACACTGCTTTTGAATTTAGTATAGTTGGTGGTCTTTGTCGAATTTCAAATAGAGGATTTCCTCTAACAGACAATTTGACAAAATTTGTCACAGATAATCTTCTACCAATTCTTCAACGAAAGAAGATTAAAGAGGTAGACAATGATATAAAGCAAAAGATAACAGTTCAAGATAGAATTGTAAATCAAGTTAAAGAGTATATTTCTGAACTTGAAAGATATGTAGATTGTTATTTGGACAATCTAATTTCCTCTAATCCAGAAAAGTTGAAAGATCTTTCAGAATGGATTCGGGAAAAAGATGTGAAATCACAACAATCAAAAATGATTGCGGATTGGTATAGACCAAAGATCGATCAGATTCAATCTGCAATCGATGGTGATGAAATTATGAGGGAAGGATATTGTTTTCTTTCTATGCCAAAGTTGCGTAGATATGGAGAATTTTTTCGTAATCTAGTTAATATTTTTGATGAAAATTCCAAGATTACAAAAGCAGTTAGAAAGCCAAGAGCAAAGAAAAAGAAGTCACCAGACAAACAAGTTGCAAAATTGAAGTATCTTAAGGAATATTCTATTGGAAATAGAAAATTGACTTCTATAGATCCACGTGATATAATTGGCGCTAGTAAGTTGGTTGTGTTTAATACAAAATACAATAAACTTACAGTTTATGAAAAATCAAGTCTTGTTGATGGATTTTCAGTAAAGGGTTGCACATTGATTGGTTATGACGAAAAGAATTCTTCCACTAAGAAGATCAGAAAGCCAGAATCTTTTGATTTTAATAAATTCTTGGGTGGAGCAAGGGCAGTTAATAATACTTTTAAGGACATCTCAACCAAAGAGTCTCTTCCCAATGGAAGATTCAACGAGCACGTAATTATAATTCAGGCAATTCACTCATGATTTTACTTGACAATACTCAAATTATTCTTTCAAGCATTTTTGTTCATTATCGATCTCCACAAGAGATTAATGAGGATATTATTCGCCACACTACACTGAACACATACCGAATGTATAAAAATATGTACGGTAAAGAGTATGGCGAACTTGTAATTTGTCAAGATGCTGGTAATTCTTGGCGTAAGGACATTTTTCCACAATATAAAATTAATCGCAAGAAGAATAGATCAAAAGACTTTGATTGGGATAGAATCTTTGAAGTGATGTCTCAAATTCGTAATGAAGTTGCAGAGATTTTTCCCTATAAAAGCATTCGTGTTGAACGATGTGAAGCAGATGATATTATTGCAATTCTCACAAAGCATTATCATGAAACAGAAAAAATTATGATTGTTTCTAGTGATAAGGACTTTGTTCAACTGTATAGATATCCGAATGTTAAAATTTATAGCCCTTCACAGAAGAGTATTGTTTCTTGTAAAGATCCAGAAGTTTCTCTTTTTGAACATATTGTTAGGGGAGATTCTGTTGATGGAATTCCTAATATTTTGTCTGATGACGACACTTTTGCTGTAGACGGAAAACGACAGAAGCCACTCTCTGCTAAAAAGTTGGATGCGTGGTCAACTTCAAGATCATTTCCAACAGAATATACTCAAAATTGGGAAAGAAATCAAAAATTGGTCGATCTAACCTATATACCAGAGGAGTATGAAAAGAATATCATGAAGGAATACATGATTCCTCCTGTAGGATCTAGGAGTAAAATTTTTGATTACTTTGTACAGCATAAGATGAAAAATTTGATTGAAAACATACAGGAATTTTGAAATGAATAAAACTATACCAGAAATACTAAGTTTGATCTCTGAAGCAAAATCTGACAAAGAAGTTGTAGATATTCTTACAAGAAATACAACCCCAGCACTACAAATTTGTCTTAGGGCAAATTATGATCCCTCTATAGAGCCAATCTATACATCTTCTTCCATCCCAGAATATGAGCCAGATGATTCTCCTATAGGTTATTCTTATAGTTCTCTCTTTAGAGAAGCAGATAGATTGCCTTATTTCTTTAAAACAAATAGACTCATAACAGATGAAAAGAAAAGAAATAGAAAATTAAAAATTATTCTAGAGAGTATAAATTCTGCTGAATCTGCAATTTTAGAAAAAATTCTAACTAAATCTTATATTAATCCCAATTTAAATATTGATGTTATCAATACTGCATTTCCAAATTTGATCGTTGAAAGGATGAATGATTTGCTATGAGCAATAAAGATTATCGATATGATGCATCTGATGACAGAAGAGATGCAAAAAGAGTTAGAAAAAATTGTAGAAAGGGAAAGAAGCAAAGAGGAAATGAACAAGAAATTTTGAGAGGAATAGCAGACGGTTATATTCCAGAAGATGATTATTATGATGACTATCTAGATGAAGATGAGGATTGAATAATGAGCGACGAAAAGATAGATCAAAAAAAGCAAAATTTAGTAAACAAGGCAGTTTCTTTTGGAAGAGCTATCGCTTCTAAAGGTATTACAAATAAAAAAGCAGAGTCTAAAACTCTTGAACTCAGAAAAATGAGTTGCCATGGAGATTCAACTAAAAATCTACCTCCATGCTCTGAAAGAAAAGATAGTGAGAAATTTCCGGGTTCTTTCTATTGCGGGGCATGTGGATGTGGAGATAAAGCACACACACAACTTGTAAATGGTAAAAATCCAGATGGTTCTGAAAAATATTCAAAACTTGATTATCCAAAAGTAACTTGTCCTTTGAAAATGCCAGGATTTGTTAATTATGTTGAATCACAGACAGGAGTATCAGAAAATCCAAGAAAATTGTTTATTGAGATGACTATAGGCGTAAGTGAAATTAAAGAAAATTCTAAATGAGAAATATTATGACAAATACAACTATGAAAATTACAAAAAGAACATTCGATATCCTAAAGAACTTTTCAACTATTAATTCAAATATTTTGATAGAGCCCGGTAATAGAATTACAACAATCTCTGCAACTAAAAGTATTCTTGTGGAGGCGGAAATTGATGAGGAGTTTGAAACTCGTTTCGGTATTTGGGATTTAAATAAGTTTCTTGGTACTATTTCTTTATTTACTGATCCAGAGTTTGAGTTTTCAGATAAGTTTGTTACAATTTTTGGCTCAAACAATTCATCTGTGAAGTATTTTTATTCTGAGCCAAAATTGCTGACTACATCAGCAAAAAAGATCAACATGCCAGAAGTTGCATTTTCATTCAACATTACAGGAAAACAAATTTCTGAAATGTACAAGGCAGCATCAGTCCTACAACTACCGGATGTCTGCATTCGTTCTGTTGACGGAAAGATCATGCTTGTTGCAGAGGATAAGACAGACTCAACTTCAAACAATTTCTGCATTGATGTGAATGAAGAAACAAATTCAGAATTTGAAATGTACTTGAAGATGGAGAATCTTAAGTTGTATCCTGGCGATTATAAAGTCGATGTTTGTCAGAAAGTCGTATCCAGATTCACAAATACATCTTCCTCCAAGGATTTTGTATACTGGATTGCCCTAGAGAGCGATTCTACTTATAAGGCTTGAATATGTTAAAAACAACAGGTTATCTTTGGACTGAGAAATATCGTCCGAAGACGGTTGAAGAATGTGTTCTTCCTAATAATATTAAGAAGACATTTCTTGAGATTGTAGCATCCAATAATCTACCAAATCTTCTACTTTCTGGTCCTCCGGGATGCGGAAAGACAAGTGTAGCAAAAGCACTTTGTGAAGATATGGGCTGCGATTACATGATGATCAATTGCTCTGAAGATGGAAATATTGACACTCTTCGTACAAAAATTCGTAATTTTGCAAGTAGTATTTCTTTATCAGGTGGATTAAAAGTAGTTATTCTTGATGAGTTTGATTACTCCAACCCACAAAGTATGCAGCCTGCATTAAGAGGATTTATGGAGGAATTTGCTAATAATTGCAGATTCATACTTACTTGTAATTATGAAAACAAGGTTATTGATCCTTTGCATTCTAGATGCACAAAAATTAACTTTAGATTCAATAATGCAGAAAAGTCAGAGATGTGTAAGGCATTTTATGATCGACTTTGCGATCATATATTGCCAAGTGAAGAAATTGAATGCAAGAAGACCATTTTGATGAGATTGTTTCCGATTTACGGGACAGACTTTAGGGCATTACTCAATTATCTCCAAAAATATTCAATTACGAGTAATGGCTTTATAGATGATGGAATTCTTGCAGGAAAGAATGACGTTGATTCTGATTCTTTAATTTCAGCAATGAAAAGTAAAAACTTTGCGGATGTTAGAAAATGGGTATTTAATAACCTTGAAAACGATCAATCACACGTATTCAAAAGTATTTACAATATATTAATTCGTAATCTAACCCCGAATAGTATTCCACAAGCAGTCGTAATAATTGCAGACTATCAATATAAATCTGCATTTGTTGCTGATCAGGAAATCAATCTTGTTGCTTGTATAGTTCAACTGATGGTTGAGTGTGAATTTGTATGAATGTATTTGATATTGTAAATTCTTTGTCATCAACTAAAAAGTTGACATTTGAAGAGAACGATCCAGAAATGGAGAAAGAATATCATTCATTTTTAGTTAATAAAGCATTTTCATATTATCCGGATACTATTATGCATTCAAATGAAATGAATCTTCGACCATTCATTTCAAAACGAATGCAGCATAATTACTATCATAATTCTTTGCGTTCTCGTAAAAGATACACAAAGTGGCTAAAAAAGACTAAAAATGAAGATATTGAACTAATTCAAAAATATTTTAATTTTTCTAAAAAGAAAGCCATTGAAGCCTTGAAAATTCTATCGGACAAGGATATTTCCTGTATTCGGGAGGAGATGTCTGAGGG